CCGAAGAAAGGCCGAAGCCGGAAGCCAAGGGCAAAGTAAAAGAGGAACCGAAAGAAGCGCCTAAGGAAGCGCCGAAGGAAGAGAAGAAACCTTCCGGTGGATGGAATGCCGGCATGGGATTTTAAAGGAGGACACGAATGAATATTTCTAAAGGAAGGGTAAAGAAACCCCTGAAAATCGTTCTGTACGGGCCTGAGGGCGTAGGCAAAAGCACTCTCGCATCGCAGTTCCCGAACCCCGTATTCATCGACACTGAGGAGAGCACGGCCCACATGGACGTCTACAGGTTCGACAAGGCGTCGTCATGGCAGGCGATCAAAGACCAGGCTGATTATATCCGGACACATCCCACTGAGTACCAGACTCTTGTTGTCGACACGGCAGACTGGGCAGAGCAGATGGAGATCGCATATCTCTGCAATAAAAACGGATGGGACGGCCTCGAGGGCGCGGGGTACGGTAAAGGTTACACCTATTCAGCGGAGGAATTTGGCAGATTCCTGAACATCCTGCAGGGCTGTGTGGATGCCGGCGTCAACGTCGTGGTCACAGCGCACGCCCAGCTCCGCAAGGTGGAACTCCCGGAGGAGATGGGAGCATACGATCACTGGGAGATGAAGACCAGCAAGAAGGTCGCGCCTATGATCCGCGAGTGGGCCGACGTCGTACTTTTCCTGAATTACAAGACTGTCATCGTAAATATTGATGGCAAAGGTCAGACGAAGGGGAAGAACAAAGCCACAGGCGGCCGCAGGGTCATGTATACCACACACACGCCCTTCTGGGACGCAAAGAACCGCTTCGGCCTTCCGGACGAGATCCCCCTGGACTTTAACGAGATCGCTCATATCCTTCCGACGGCTGCCGCACCCATGCCAGCTCCGACACCCGCTCCGACACCAGCGCCGGCACCGAGAGCAGAGCAGAAACCTAAGGAGCAGAAACCTAAGGAGCAGAAACCTAAGGAATCGAAACCCCTTGAAGAAACAGAGCCTGTCGGAGTTGATGATTTCACCGGATGGACCGCGCATGAAAAATCGTGGTTCCGCGTCGGCAGTCAGGTATATGAGTTCCTGAAGGGCGAGAAGATCCCTCCGGAAGTGATCAGGGACGGAAAGCCCATCACAGAAGATGTGTATCTCGGTATGATCCGCAACACAGCCCAGCAGGGCGTGAAAACAGCGGGACAGGCTGCAGGATACCAGGAGCCTGATATGAGGATTCCTAAGAAACTCAGAGACCTGATGATCAACGCAAAGATCACCGAAGAAGAGATCAAGACCCTCGTGGGCGCAAAGGGCTACTTCCCTGCAGACATGCCTGTCGCGGATTATCCCATGGATTTCGTGGAAGGCTGGTGCATCGGGTATTGGGATCAGGTCAAGGATGCGATCATGCAGATCCGCGAGAAGGAAGCATACGAGTTTAAGTAAAGCAATTCAGATACATGATCCAAGCATATAAGAAAGGACATCAAAATGGCAGAATACAGCAATTACAGCGATTACGAAGAGCTTGACCTGAATGGAACCGTCGAAAATGAGTCTCAGTTTGTGGACATCCCTGTCGGCGACTATGAAGGAATCATTGACCACTGCGAAGTCGGCGTGTGCCCCTGGGACAATCCCGACCTCAACGGCAAGAAGATGCTCACCGTTTTTATCAACCTTATGGTTGGCGGTCAGGAAACGCAGGTCAGGGACAACATCGTCCTGGTCCGCAAAATGGAGTGGAAGCTGTCTCAGTTCTTCCTCGGGACCGGCCAGAAAAAGCACGGCGAGCCGCTGCCGAACCTCGGACAGGCTATCAGGGAAGCGGCAGGCCTGCGCGTCAGGATCAGCTATGTTGAGGACCAGAAGCGCAAGAGGCAGGACGGTACGCCCTTCAAGAATATCGGCAAATACTACGAAAAGAAGGCGGCCGCTCCTTCCAGTACCGGCTGGAGCGGCGGAGGTTTCTAAGTGGGCGGCATGACGCTGCGGCCTTATCAACAGGAAGCTTTTGAGCACGTCTTTGAACAGTGGGATGGCGGCACGCATAAAACGCTTGTCGTCATGCCCACCGGGACAGGCAAGACTATCGTCTTTGCAAAGATCGTGGAGGAATGCGTGCGCCGCGGGTGCCGAGTGCTGATCATGGCGCACCGCGGCGAACTTCTCGATCAGGCCGCAGACAAGATCCTTAAATCCACAGGCCTGCAATGCTCTGTCGAAAAGGCAGACAGGACCTGCCTTGGCGAATGGTACAGAGTCGTCGTCGGGTCAGTCCAGACCCTGATGCACGAGCGCAGGCTCAGAAAATTCAGCCACAATTATTTTGACGTGATCATTATCGACGAAGCACATCACTGTGTTTCTGACAGCTACCAGAGAGTCCTGAAGCATTTTAGTGACTCGGATGTGCTCGGCGTCACGGCAACCCCTGACAGAGCAGATCTCAAAAACCTCGGAAGCTATTTTGAATCCCTGGCATTTGAGTACACCATGCCGCAGGCCATCAAGAGCGGATACCTTGTTCCGATCAAGGCGCTAACCGTCCCGCTGGAGATCGATATTTCCATGGTGGGCATCAGTGCCGGAGATTTCAAGGTCGGCGAGATCGGGACGGCTCTGGACCCTTATCTTTATCAGATAGCTGACAAAATGGTGGAATACTGCGCAGGCCGCAAGACCATCGTATTTCTTCCGCTGATCGCAACCAGTCAGAAGTTCATGGGGATCCTCAACGAGCGCGGTTTTGTGGCTGCTGAGGTAAACGGATCCAGCGAGGACAGGGCCGAGATCCTGCAGGACTTCGAGGACGGGAAATACAATGTCCTTTGCAACTCCATGCTCCTGACGGAAGGATATGACTGCCCGGCGGTGGACTGCATCATCGTTCTCAGACCGACAAAATCACGTCCTCTGTACGCCCAGATGGTGGGGCGCGGGACCAGGCTCTCACCAGAGACCGGCAAAGACCACCTGCTCCTGATCGACTTTTTATGGATGACGGAGCGGCATGAATTATGCCATCCTGCGTCGCTGATCTGCGAGGACGAGGATGTCGCGAGACGGATGACGAAGGACATAGAGAACGCTGCCGGCGAGGCCGTCGACATAGAAGCGGCCGAGAAGAGAGCCACCGAGGAAGTCGTCGAGGAGCGTGAGCGGGCGCTTGCCGAACAGCTTGCGGCACAGCGCAGGAAGAAATCCCGTCTCGTGGACCCTCTGCAGTATGCCATGAGCATCGAAGCGCTTGATCTGGCCAATTACAGGCCGATATTCGGACCGGAAGCGCAGGCGCCGTCTCAGACACAGAAGGACAGTCTTGAGAAGCTTGGCATCAGGGCTGACAGCGTAGAGACATCCGGGCAGGCAGACAGGTTCCTGGACACACTGCATGACCGCAAGATGCGCGGGCTTGCGACCCCGAAGCAGATCAAACAGCTTGAGATGAGGGGGTTCCAGAACGTAGGCACATGGAGCTTTGAACAGGCCCGCAGGCTGATCGACCGTATAGCCGGAAACGGGTGGCGGACTCCCAGAGATTTAAACCCTCGCGAATACATCCCGCCCGCTGATCCGCCGCAGGCAATCGGATTCTGGTGACAAAATGGAAAAATTCAATCTGGAAGAATTATTAACACATATCGACCCCGGCCTCCTGAACTACTCCGAGTGGACGGAGGTCGGGCAGGCCCTCAAGCTTGAAGGCTATTCCTGCGGCGTGTGGGATGCCTGGAGCCGCCGGGACTACGGACGGTACCACGAAGGCGAGTGCGAGAAGAAATGGAGATCCTTCAGACGTGACGAAGGTGTGACCGGCGGGACGATCTATCACTTTGCCGTACAGCAGGGATGGACGCCGGCAGCCCCGGAGGATTACGACGAGCTGGATCTTAACAGCTCCATCTCCTACGAAGCTCCCGAGAGGATCATCGGGGAAGGCTGGGCGGAACAAAGAGAGGTGGAAGGACCTAAGGAATGGAATCCCATCGGAGAGCTTCTGCGGTATCTTGAAACGCTTTTTACCCCCGATGAGGTCTGTGGATATGTTGTGGAGAGTTTCGAAAAAACTTCGAAGGGAGTCACAAAGCTCGTCCCGGCCAACAAGGGAATATATACCAAAAAGGTCGGGGACATACTCAACGACCTGCGGGCGGCAAAGAAAGCCAAAGAAGGTATTGAGACAGTGATCGGCAAATACAATCCGAAGGCCGGCGCGTGGATCCGTTTTAATCCGCTCGACGGCAAAGGTGTCAATAATGAGAACGTAGTGGATTTCCGCTATGCATTAGTGGAGTCGGATTCGATGGATATAGAGGCCCAGAACGGCATCATCAGGCAGCTCAATCTGCCGGTGGCTGTCCTGGTGCACTCCGGGGGCAAGTCGCTCCACGCGATCGTCCGTATAGACGCGGATGACATCAAGGAGTACCAGTCGAGAGTCAATTACTTATATGACATCTGCCGGAAGAACGGCATGGTAATCGATACCCAGAACCGGAACCCGTCAAGGCTGTCCAGGCTTCCAGGATGCGTCCGCGGAGACAAACAGCAATACATTGTAGATACCAATATCGGATGTAAATCATGGGACGAGTGGAAAGAATGGACGGAGGCCGTAAACGATGACCTCCCGGACGTAGAGGATCTCGCGTCAGAATGGGACAACATGCCGGAGCTTGCCCCGGCCCTAATCGAAGGAGTCCTCCGGGAAGGCCATAAAATGCTGATCGCAGGGCCGTCCAAGGCGGGCAAGTCTTTTGACCTGATCGAGCTGTGTATCGCGATCGCCGAGGGCGGCAGGTGGCATGGATGGAAATGCAACAAGGGATCCGTCCTGTACGTCAATCTGGAGCTTGACCGGGCGTCCTGCCTGCATCGCTTCAAGGACGTTTACAAGGCCCTGGGCGTCAGGCCCGTAAGCCTGAAGAACATCAACATCTGGAACCTGAGAGGCCGCAGCATCCCCATGGACAAGCTGGCCCCGAAGCTGATCAGGCGTGCCAGGGACCGGCATTACAAGGCTGTCATCATCGACCCGATCTACAAGGTCATCACCGGAGACGAGAACAGCGCCGACCAGATGGCTAAATTTTGTAACCAGTTTGACAAGGTATGCACTGAGCTGGGCGCGTCGGTGATCTACTGCCACCATCATTCCAAGGGGGCCCAGGGCGGCAAGCGGTCCATGGACAGGGCATCCGGGAGCGGAGTTTTTGCCCGTGATCCGGACGCAATGCTCGACATGATCGAGCTGGAATTAACGAATGACGTCATAAAGCAGGAGGTAAATAAGGGTATTTGTAAGGTCTGTAAACGGTTCCTGGAGACCTACGTAAAGGACAGGAATTGGGAAGAAGAGCTGTCGCAGGACGACCTTCTGACCGGCTCCAAGATGGTGGAATACTGTAAAAATGCCATCGGCGACAGCCAGTGGAAAGCTGAGATTTTCGAGAAACAAATGGAGGCAGCCACGGCGGAAGCGTTGTCAGTGACCGCCTGGAGGATAGAAGGAACCCTCCGCGAGTTCCCGAAATTCCCGCCGGTGAACTGCTGGTTCCGGTACCCGATCCACACTGCGGACGAGTCCGGAGTGCTCAAAGATCTGGAGTCTGAAACAGAAAAACCAGTCTGGGAGAAAGCAAGAGAGAAGCGGAAAAAGCAGGCTGCCAAGGAGCGTGAAGAGGACCGAAACGCCCTCGAGATTGCCTTCACGGCGCTCGAATCAGAGGGCGGAGATGTGTCGATTCAGGAGCTTGCCGAGTACATTGGGAAGGACAGCAAGACCATCGGAGCATACCTCGGAGACGGCAAAAAAGCCAAGGCAGACTGGAAGAAATCCTTTGAAAAATTCACTAAGGAAGACGGCAAAACATACGTCAGAAGGGTAGTTAAATAGGGGTGCGACAGGGTGCGATAGACATAGTGCGTCGCACTGCGACAGATTAGGTCTGTCGCATAGTGTCGCAGGGGTGCGACAGGGTGCGACAAACATAGTGCGTCGCAGGGGTGCGACAGACCTGTATATTACATATAACCTTACGGTGTCGCACCCCCTCTGTCGCAGGGGTAGGATACGACGGGCTTAAAGCACAGCCCGCCGTCGCACCCACCCACGACGACGACAACCGCGAAGTGAAGCGCACGGAGGAAGGAGGAAAATGAAAAAATCCCTGAACTATGATTTTTTGAAAAGTGCAAAGAAAATGCCGCCACTGCATCATAGATTGCCGGCAAAGGAATTTAACATCATGGAGAGCGAAGTGGCAGAGTGGCTTTGTCGTATTCCCGAAGTCAGGCAAAAGATTTTTGATATGGCAAACCGTAAAGGGCTGATCGTCTATGACCAGGACTCAAGCACATGGAGAGGAACTGACTATGAAGATTGAGATATTTCTGCCGATGGAGCATGTTCCGACGATCACGCATCAGGAACACAAGGTCAGGGTCCAGAACGGCCGGCCGGTGTTCTATGAGCCGCCGGAGCTTCAGAGGGTAAGACAGATATACCTGGATATGCTCGCCAGACATAAGCCGGAGAAGAAGCTGGCCGGACCGCTCGCCCTGCATGTGGTGTGGTGCTTCCTCACAGACCGGCACCCGGATGGAGCATGGCGGGATACCAAACCTGACACCGACAACCTGCAGAAGCTCCTCAAGGACTGCATGACTGCCGTGGGCTTCTGGGAAGACGACGCGCAGGTCTGCAGCGAGCTGACAGAAAAGAGATGGGTGCGCGGAATCCGGAAGAGAGGCACGGCCTCGGGGATCTGGATCAGTGTCACAGAGATGCAAGGAGGTCTGAAATGAAAAAGACAATCACAACACTGCTACTCGTCCTGCTCGTCCTCTGCCCCATGCGGACACAGGCTAAAAGCAGGCTGGTATGGCTCGGCCGGCGTATCGGATGGGTCACGATCCACGGCGACACGTATTACATCCATGCGAGCCGGAGCCGGATGTACAACCGGGGCGAGCCGTGCTGGGATGCATACCGGTGGCACAGAAACAAGCTGTACTACTTCGGCTATGACGGAAAGATGATAAAGCACAGCACAAAATTAATCAGGCTGAACCGCGACCACTCGGTGAAGTACATCTATACACCAGGCAACAAGGACGACCGCTACAACGTCCGGAGAAGGCGTTACCAGAGACGGACGGATGGCAAGTGGAGTGAATACGGAATGCAGACCAACATCTACTGGATGTGCGACTGGCAGTGGTAGGAGGAGAGATTCATGAAAGTACAACTTGACCCGGGTGCATACATGCCGGACAGAGTACATGTTCCCGATGCGGGTGCGGACCTGAGGACACCGGAAAGATTCATCCTGAGGGCGCACAGTCATGTGACCATTGACACCGGCGTGCACATCGAAATCCCGTACGGCTACGTCGGCATGGTCAAGAGCAAGTCAGGCCTGATGCTCGAAGGCATTGTCACTGATGGGACTGTGGACAGCGGTTACACCGGCAGCATCAGAGTCGTGCTGTTTAACCACTCCGGCAAACACAGGGAATTTAAAGCCGGAGATAAAGTCGCCCAGCTTGTGATCATGAAGATCGTGTCTCCGACTTTCGTGCAGGTCGAAAAGGTAGAAGGCGGAGACAGAGGAGACAACGGCTTCGGGAGTACAGGAAGGTAAAAGACAAAAACAGCCGCCATCACCATAAACCACAGCAATCTACAGAAAGGAGCAACTCCCTCGCTTCGAATGTTTCTGCTGTTGTGCATAACCAAAATCAACTCAGGAGCGCTCGGCGGCGGCGCTCCGGAAAGGAGAAGAGATATTGCGATACGGATTGCCGTACAAAGGCAGTAAAAACGCAATAGCAAGATGGATAATTGACAATCTGCCTAAAGCGGACACGTTTTGTGATTTGTTCTTCGGTGGTGGAGCGGTCACGCACGCAGGATTGCTCAGTGGAAAGTATAAGCACTTTATCATCAACGACATTGATGCAAGATTGCCGAAGCTGTTTCTGGAATGTGCCTATGGAAAGCACACAACGGAGACACATCCCGAATGGATAAGCCGTGAGGAATTTTTCAGACGAAAAGACGAGGATGCGTATATCGCCCTTGTTTGGTCGTTTGGGAATAACGGCAAGGATTACATTTACGGAATGGATATCGAGGAATACAAACACGCATACCATCAGGCGGTATTTAACGGCGATTTAAAGCCCTTTTCTGATTTGGGGATACATTTATCGCCCTCGGAAGAAAAAGCCGTCTATGACCGTTATACGGACTATAAACGCCAACTCCAAAAGTTGTACGGAGCGAACGGTAAAGACGGGAATTTACAGCTTAAGTGCCTGCAAAGCCTGCAAAGCCTGCAAAGCCTGCAAAGCCTGCAACGCCTGCAAAGCCTGCAACGCCTGCAAAGCTATGGAACGGATTACAGGCAAGTGCCAATTCCGAAAGATGCCCTGATATATTGTGACATTCCCTACTTTGGCACGAACTGCGGAAAGTATGACGGATTCAATCACGCCGACTTTTA